CTTACGATCTTGGACAAGATGATGATGAAGATGATGAAGATGAAGAAGAAGTAGGTTCTAGTTCTTCTAATCAAGATGGTGAAAACGAAGAACAAGAAGAGTCTGAACAAATCAGAGAAACAGGTAAGAAAGGTGGTGATGCAACTGATGAAAACTTTGCACAGTTTGATGATGAAGATGGTGCTAGAGAGGCACTTACAGAACACAATGCACACAACAACGAAGATATGTTTGTTGACGAGAATGCAGTAATCAAAACATTTATTGATTTAAAAAAGAAATTCAAACAGAATCCTGTTGAGAAAATTCTTTATAGTTATGACAAAGTATTAAATGACTGGAGAAAGTTTAGAGGTGAAGAGGGCACTGACAAAGTATTATTAAAGAAAGGTGAGATTTACAGAAAATATCTTCAATCAAAAAACAAAAAGATTGTATCTCATATGGCAAAAGAATTCGAGATGAGACAGACTGCGATGAGAAGTTTAAAAGCATATACTGGTAAGTCAGGTGATCTTGATATGAACAGACTTGCAAAGTATCAAATAGTAGATGATATATTCAAAAGAGTTACCTATATTCCTGATGGTAAGAATCACGGTGTGAATGTCTTACTTGACTGGTCTGGTTCTATTTCTTATGAGTTAGAAGACTTGATAGAACAATCAATTATTCTTGCAGAGTTCTGTAGACTTGTTCAAATACCTTTCAGAGTGTATGCATTCTCAGACCAAATTGAGACAGAAGATGCATATGATTATGCAAGTAGAGGTGGTAAACTCGTTGAGTTTTTATCAAACGAAATGAACAGTAGACAATACACAGAAATGTTAAACAACATGTCATTATTGATGTTAAACAAGTTTCATGATGATGTCTTTTATTCATACACTAATTTGAAAAAGAAAAGAAGAGAAGAGTATAATAAAATCTTTGGTATTCTTGTCGATGATGAAAATGCTTGGGATATCAGATACAAACCTGGTTTTAATGGTTATCATAGACCACATAATTACAGATTGGGTGGCACACCACTTAATCACACATTAGTTGGTTTGAGAAAGTTTTTACCAGAGTTCAACAAGAAATATGGCATAGAGAAATCAATCTTGACAGTAATCACAGATGGTTATTCTCACGGTTCAGATTATCTTAGAGAGTCAAGTGAAGAGAATGAAGATAGAAAATCACAAACAGATGATTCTTGGAGAGAGATAGTCAACAGATACATTCTTGACCCATATTCAAACAAAGTATATCCTTATGATACAAAGACTGAGAGATATGGTTACAATGACTTTGAGTTGACACAGAATCTTTTAGAGTGGATATCAGATACATGTAATGTTGTGGTAACAGGTTACTTTGTGTTTAGTAAGAAAGGTGATTTTACTGCCACAATATCTGATATAAAATCAGATGATGATGGTTATGATTATCAAGAGAGAGACCAAATGTGGAGAGAGATGAAGAAGACAGGTGTAGTAATCAAAGCAAAAGGCTACAACAAACTATTCTTAACATGTGCCTCTACACTAGGTGCCACAGGTGATGATGAACTCAATGATGATCTTGTGGGTGCCAAAAAATCTAAAGTGATGGCCGCTTTCAAAAGAAATCAGAAAGGTAAAACAACATCTAGATTTTTAACAAATGAGTTTATAAAGGAGATTGCATAATGGAAATGATAGATTCGATTAATGTAGAAAAATTCAATGACGCTATGGTTGTCATTGGTAAAGGACCTTGTGTGAAGTTCGATTGCGATAGACAATCAATCTGCGCTGAAGAGAAAGTTGAATGCAAGGCATTTAGATATTGGGTCAATAACGATAGTTATTGGACTAAAAGAAAAGGCAAAAAGACTTCTATAAAAGTTGATATGCAAAGATTATTGAAAGATATTGAATAACATGGTTGACAATGACATACACTTTTTGATACCATACAAACTGATGAGAAAATTTACTATTAATAAGGAGACTATATGAGTAAATGGAGTTATAATCCTGCCGAAAGTATCGAAGTGGACGGCAAAAAATTCCACATGACACCAGATAGAGTTGAGTTTCTATCTGTTCTAACGAGTAAATATCCTAATGAGACATCTTTTACAAAAGAGATGATTGATGAAACAGGATATTTTCCATATTGGTTGAAATCTACAAGATACAACTTTAAACAAGGTGCTATCTTTAATCTTCAACCGTTATTAGCAGTTGACAATACACAGACACAACCAAAACCTGTGCCTGTTCCTGTTGCACCTGCACCTGCTGTTTCAAACATGCCAGTTGCGGCTCAAACACAGGCAGTTAATCTGATTGACGACAATGTGAAAATTGTTCCTGAGAAGATGTCAAACTATGTGCCTTTTGGTCATTTCAAAGATGTCAAAGGTATAATCAAGTCTAAGATATTCTTTCCAGTATTCATTACTGGTCTTTCAGGTAATGGTAAAACATTGATGATTGAACAAGTGTGTGCTCAATTGAAGAGAGAACTTTACAGAGTTAATATTACAATTGAGACTGACGAAGATGATCTAATGGGTGGCCACACTCTACAAAATGGTAACATTATCTTTAGAGAGGGTCCTGTTATCAAGGCGATGAGAAAAGGCGCCGTTCTTCTTCTAGATGAGGTCGATCTAGGTTCTAACAAACTTATGTGTTTGCAATCAGTTCTTGAAGGCAAAGGTTACTTAATCAAGAAAACTGGTGAGTGGGTCAAACCTGCTGATGGTTTTACAATTCTTGCAACTGCGAATACAAAAGGTCAAGGTTCAGAAGATGGTAAGTTCATAGGGACTCAAATCATGAACGAGGCGATGTTAGAAAGATTTGCGATTACAATGCAACAAGAATATCCGCCTGTAACCACTGAGAGAAGTATTCTCAAAAAAGAAATGGCGTTGACAGGTCCTGTTGATGAAGAGTTCTGCACCAAACTTGTTGATTGGGCAGACATAATCAGAAAAACTTATTACGAGGGTGCAATTGATGATGTGATTACAACAAGAAGACTTGTTCACATTGTGAATGCATACAGAATGTTTGGTGATAAACTAAAGTCAATACAAATGTGTATTTCAAGATTCGATGAAGAAACAAGAAATGCAGTTCTTGACCTCTACACCAAAGTAGATGAGGGTGTCGACTTGAATGAAGACGAAAACTCACTAGACGAATCAGAGAATTCAGAGTATAATGAATCCGATGAGTAATAAAATCGATTACAAATATGACGAAGACAAACTCCTCAAGGAGTTTGCTTCGTATATTGACAATACTTACGATCAACATTATTCACTCAACAAATATCAATCGACCGAGTTTATTATTGACTCAGGTCATGGAGAAGGATTTTGTATCGGCAATATTATGAAATATGCACAACGATACGGAAAGAAAGGTGGCAAGAATAGAGCAGACTTGTTAAAAGTTTTGCACTATGCCTTGTTTATGTTATATGTTCACGACAGAGGAGACTTATGAAAATTAGTGAAGAAACCAGAAGTATCTTAAAGAACTTCGCAACGATTAATTCGGGTATCAAAGTCGGCGCTGGTAATCAGTTGCAAACAATCTCGAATATGAAAAATATCTTGGCGACAGCAAATGTTCCTGAAACATTTAGTCAAGAGTTTAGTATATACAACTTAGTTGAATTTCTAGGTGCAGTATCACTGTTAGATAATCCAGATTTCAACTTCAACGATAATTCATTATCAATATCTGATACAGATACATCAATGACTTACTTTTATGCAAGTGAGGGCATGGTTACATCACCAGATAAAATGATTACAATGCCTGATGCAGAGATTAAGATTGATTTATCATCAACATTGTTAAATGAATTACAGAAAGCTGCTAGTGTATTAGGTGTAAATGATCTACAATTAGTTTCAGACGGCACCAATATTAAACTTGTGGTAACAGATAAAAAGAATACAACTTCAAACACATTCTCTAGAATAGTGGGTGAAGGAAATGGTGTGAGTTTCACCATGAATTTCAAAATTGAGAACTTGAAGATATTAGACGGCAACTATGAAGTCTTTGTATCATCAAAAGGCATATCTAACTTTAAGAACAAAGATGTTGACTTAGAGTATTTCATTGCACTAGAACCTGATTCAAAATATAATGCATAGCATATATATTAATAGTGTGATAGAAGTGCCAGTCTCCGCTTCAATCATGGGAGTATTAGAAACTCATCATCTTTGGTCTAATACACGAACGAACGGTGGGGTTTGTTCATCATGAGTAATGAATTTTTATTCGTAGAAAAGTATCGTCCTCAAAAAATTGAGGACACGATACTTCCTTCTGGTGTCAAAAAGTCTTTTCAAGAATTTGTAGACAATCAAGAGATACCAAATCTTTTACTTTGTGGTTCACAAGGCACAGGTAAAACAACTGTAGCAAAGGCACTTTGTAATGAGTTAGGTGCAGACTACATTGTTATCAATGGTTCTGATGAAGGCAGATTGATTGATACACTCAGAACAAAAATCAAAAACTTTGCATCTACAGTATCACTTTCAGGTGGTCCTAAAGTTGTTATTCTAGATGAGGCAGATTATATTTCTGCTGAGTCAGTTCAACCTGCATTGAGAAACTTTATAGAAGAGTTTTCTTCAAACTGTAGATTCATATTCACTTGTAATTACAAAAACAGAATCATCGCACCATTACATAGTCGATGCACTGTTATAGATTTCAGTATACCCAACAATGAAAAAGAGAGACTTGCATCTGTATTTCTTGCAAGACTTATGATGATTTGTGATGATGAGGGTATCAAGTATGAACAAAAAGTTTTAATAGAACTGATACTTAAATTTTTTCCAGATTTCAGAAGATGTATCAATGAAGTGCAAAGATATGGTGCTTCAGGTGTAATCGATAGTGGTTTATTAGCGACACTATCAGAAGAGAAACTTACACCTTTGATTGATATGATTGCAGACAAAGATTGGTCTGGCATGAGAAAATGGGTTGGTCAAAACTCAGATAACGATTTCAATACACTATATAGAAAACTGTTCAATGCTCTTGAAAAGAGATTAGAACCTGCATCTATACCTGCATGTGTATTGTTTATTGCAGACTATCAATATAAATCTGCATTCGCTATGGACGCTGAGATAAATTTTGTTGCATGTCTAACAGAGATAATGTCGGAGTGTAAGTTTAAATAATGGGTAAACTTAGACAATGGTTTCGTAAATGGTTTGATAGACAAGTAGAAAAATCTATGCAGAGACAGGCAAATAAACTATTTGAGAAAGGGAGACGAAATGACTCAATATAAAAGTAAAGTAGAATTACAAAAGAAAATCTTGGCAGCTGAAGAGTTTGCTAATGATATTAAAGGTATGCAAGTTCATCGTATGAACTCAATGTGGTATGATAATAGACCACAAGATACAGAGAAACATTCGGTTACAGATATAGAATACATGTCTGGTAAAATAGAAAGAACACTTCATGACGGCACTAAAGTTGTTTTAGTTGAGGGTGAGACAGGTGAAAAACTTGTAGATAGAATTGAAACACAGTTGACTGATCGTGGCGAAACACTCTAACAAAAGAAATCCATTTGATTTTGTAAAGTCGGTCTCTTACGACAAAAAAGACCTCATGGTTGATGAGGTCGAAGAGAAAGCATATCAACCATTCCTAATCAATAAAGCATTATCTTACCACCAAGATACTGTTTTTTTAACTAACGAGATGAATGTCCGACATAGCACGGATAATCGTCTTCAATATCTCTTTTTTCTAAATACCATTAGAAAAAGAAATAGATTTTCAAAATGGCATAAACCTTACGAAAGTAAGAAATTAGATACAGTGAAGACATACTTTGGTGTATCAACACAAAAAGCCAAAGAATATCTAGAGTTATTGAATGATAAACAATACCGTGAGTTGAAAAACAGTATGAAAATCGGTGGTAAGAATAATGGATGATAACGAACAAGTTAAAGACCTAGTAGAAATTACATTTCCAGAAAAAGACGACTTCCTAAAAATAAGGGAAACCTTATCTCGTATAGGTGTTGCATCAAGAAAAGACAAAGAATTATTCCAATCTTGCCATATTTTACATAAAAAAGGTAAGTATTATATCGTTCACTTCAAAGAATTATTCAAATTAGATGGTAAACAGACTAATTTTGATGAGAGTGATCTTGCACGAAGAAATACTATTGTTGATTTATTAAGACAATGGAATCTAGTAAGTGTATTAAACTCTAATCAAATATCAGAACCTAGAGCACCACTATCACAAATCAAAGTCATACCATTCAAAGAAAAATCAGAGTGGATTTTGACTCAAAAATACTCAATCGGCAACTCGATAACCTAAATAATCCTTTTAGGAGGAACAAACTATGTTAGAATTTTTCCAATGGATTATAGCATGGGTGCAAGTAATACCATGGTTAGTCATGGGTGCATCTCTAATAGCTGCTCTAACACCTACTCCGATTGATGACGGTCTAGTCAAGAAGGCTTATAAAGTCCTTGATTGGGTTGCACTCAATGTAGGTAAAGCGAAGGATAAGTAAATCCAAAAAACCCCTTGAATTATACCAGATCACCTAATATAATGGTATCTGCATAATAAAAGAGAGGTAATTATGGAATACTTTATTGCAATATTAGTAGTAGCAGTGGTTGGATACTTTGTCTATGACAGATACACAACTACATCCTCTTCATCTACAATAGTAGATACTGCGAGTGAAATCACTCCAGCGCCTGCACCAGCACCAGTTGCCGATGCAAACGACAATGGCGTGACTTCAAAAGCAGAACTTAACAGATTGACAAAGGTTCAATTGTTAGAAATGGCAGATAGAGAATCTTTATCAGTTAAGAGAAGTGGCAAGAAAGCTGAAGTCGTAAATGAAATTTGGGCACAGCTAAGAGCATAACTGCACAATATCAAATAAAAATGTAAGGGGTCGTAAGACCCCTTTTTTTATGTCTCCAAACGATTTCATTCGTATAAATAGTTGTAGATATTATGAACTGGATAGATTTTTTAGCTGAAGTAGGAGCACCAATTTTTGGTTCTCTAGTCATGGCATTCTTTATCTTTCTAACATTGAAATACATTCTCGAAGGAGTCCTTGACAGTGTTAAATCACTTACAGGTATTATTAGTATGTTAGAAGATAGAGCAAGAGTTATGAATAATGATATCGTAAAAATTGACCTACTTATTTCGCAACATCTCGAACTGAAACCAGATTTAGAGAGGGTTGCACGAGCAGAAAATTTTGTAGAGGATGGTAGCATAGATGCAAGAAGAGACTAACGAAGTATTAGATTTAGAAGTTGATTATCTAACTGCAATTGCAGATATGTTAAACGAGTTCGGTTTTCCGATTATCATTGCATTAGCAATGGGATACTTCATCTACTTTGTCTGGAAATTTGTGACAGATGAATTACAACCGATGATTGATAAACAACAGACGGTTTTAATTAAACTGATTGATCAAATGAGAATGTTAGATCAAGATCAGATAAGACTTCAAGAGAAGTTGAATACAGTATTAGAGTATCGTGATTCACAGATACTAAAGGAGAAATCGAGTGAAGATAATAATATTAAGTAGTTTAATTCTAAGTGCAACATTAGTTGCATCACCCATTGTTCATGAGTTTAAGAACCCTAGCTTTTCAGGTAAAGGTCAAGGCGCTCACTATTTGACTATAGAAAACCAAGAACATTCAAGAAAAAAGGAAATTGAGGACGCCTTAGAAGCGGCTAGAAAAGCAGCTGAAAGAGAGGCAGATAACTCAACCTTGGCAAAATTTATCAGGAACCTAGAATCAAGAATCTATGCCCAAATGGCAAAACAACTGGTTGAATCTATGTTCTCAAACGACAATGCAGTAAGATTTGGTTCTTTTGTATTAGAGGGTAATACTGTGACATACGAAGTAATAACTAATGAAGATGGTTCTGAGTTCATAAGAATG